GACACCAGTTCCAATTATACCTAAGTTTGTTGACGTTGTTGTTAACGGAATGAATGACAGACTCTTTAAGGTTAAGGCATACGCGCAGGATTCAATCTCTTTACAGAAAAAAACAAAGTATCAGGACATGATACAGGCAGACATGCTGTCTAAGGATATCCTTACTGATATAAAGAATAACTTAGGAGTTGATGCGTTTGATACAAATCCAGATGAGCTTCCAGAGAACGACGAGGAGCTAGCTCTTTATATGGAGCTTAAGTATAAGCCAGCGATAGAGATAGCAGAGGAGGAGGCTATAAATACAATTCTAGATCAGAATAAATACAACGAAACAAGAAAAAGAATAGACTACGACATAGCTACACTAGGTATTGGAATCGCAAAGCATATGTTCCTTCCAGGAGCAGGTGTTAAGATTGAATATGTAGACCCATCAAACGTAGTGTATAGTTACACAGAAGATCCAAACTTCAGAGACTGCTTCTATTGGGGAGAGATAAAGACAGTTCCAATAACAGAGCTTTTAAAAATAGATACTACGCTAACCAATGAGCAACTTGAAGAAATTTCTAAGTATAGTCAGTCTTGGTATAACTACTATAATTCATCCCAGTTTTATAACAACAGCTTGTTTAGTCAAGACTCTGCTACACTGTTATATTTTAATTATAAGACAACAAAGAAGATAGTATACAAGAAGAAGAACCTTGACAACGGAAACTTCAAGATAATAGATAAGGAAGACACGTTCAATCCTCCACAGGAGATGATGGACGAGGGTAACTTTGAAAAGATAGAGAAGACCATAGATGTATGGTATGACGGTGTTATGGTTATGGGAACCAATATAATGCTTAAGTGGGAGTTGTCTCGTAACATGGTTAGACCAAAGTCTGCGTCACAGTACGCAATACCTAACTACGTTGCTGTAGCACCAAGAATGTACAAGGGAGCTATAGAGTCTTTAGTTAAGAGAATGATTCCGTTTGCTGACCTTATACAGGTTACTCACTTAAAGCTACAACAGGTTATATCTAAAGTAGTGCCAGATGGTGTATTTATAGACGCTGATGGTATTAATGAGGTGGACTTGGGTAACGGTAACGCATACTCACCAGAGGACGCACTTAGGTTATACTTCCAGACTGGTAGTGTTATTGGTAGGAGCTACACTGGAGACGGTGAGTTTAATAACGCAAGGGTTCCAATCCAAGAACTTAACTCTAACAGTGGGCAGGCCAAGATATCTAGCCTTGTAGGAAGTTATAATCACTACTTAGGAATGATTAGAGATGTCACTGGACTTAATGAGGCAAGGGACGGATCTATGCCAGACCCTAACTCATTGGTAGGTGTACAGAAACTAGCAGCACTTAACTCGAACACAGCTACAAGACACATACTAGAGTCTAGCTTGTACATAACTAAAACATTATCAGAGGCCATATCTTATAGGGTAGCAGATATACTAGAGTATTCAGACTTTAAGGAAGAGTTTATATTGCAGATTGGAAAGTATAACGTAAGTATACTTGAAGATATTAAAGAGCTTTACATATACGACTTCGGTATATTTATAGAGGTTGCTCCTGATGCAGAGGAGAAGGCACAGCTAGAGGCTAACATTCAGATGGCACTTTCTAGAGACGCTATCTATCTTGAGGATGCAATAGATATTAGGGAGATAAGAAACCTTAAACTTGCAAACCAGTACCTTAAACTTCAAAGAAAGAAGAAGGAGGACACGATACAAAAGAATCAGCAGGCTCAGCAGGAGATGCAGGGCAAGATTCAACAGCAGTCTCAACAGGCTGCAGCTCAGAATGCGTTGCAGTTGACACAGGCTGAGACACAGTCTAAGATGCAGATCAAGCAGGCGGAGGTTGGCTTTGACATTGAAAAGTTGAAGCAAGAGGCACAGCTTAAGATGGAGTTGATGCAAATGGAGTTTAATCTACAGATGCAGCTTAAAGGAGTTGAAACTGAACAAATGAGTCAGAAGGACATCATTAAAGAGAAAGCAAAAGACAAGAGAATAAGTATACAGAATACACAGCAATCAAAACTTATTGATCAACGTAAGAACAACCTTCCTCCAGTTAATTTTGAATCAAACGAGGATAGTTTAGATGGTTTTGATATGTCTGAATTCGAACCAAGATAATTAGTAACTTTGCAAAAAATTAAATCAAATGGAAAATTTCACAGTTAGAGACTTAGGAGTCTCTGAGCAAAAGTCTATTCAAGAGGTAGAACAACAGTTGTTAGATCAACACGAAGAGAAAACTTCTCAGGATGTTCAACAAGATGAGGCGTTCATTGCAAATGAACAAACACCAAGTAATGAACAGGACAGAGAGTTAAAGGATGATGATGTAATTTCTTACATTAAAAATAGATACAATAAGGAAGTAAACTCAATTGATGAGTTGCTTCAAAAAAGAGAGGAATCAGAGGAGTTACCAGGTGACGTATCTGCTTACTTCAAATATAAAAAAGAGACTGGACGTGGTATCGAAGATTTTGTTAAATTAAACAGAGACTACGACTCAATGGATCCAGAATCATTATTAGCAGAGTACTACTCTCAGACAGATGAAGATCTAGACTCAGAGGACATAGCTTACATGATAGAGGAAAAGTTCTCGTACGATGAAGACTTGGACGATCCTAAGGACATTAAGAAAAAAGAACTCGCTAAGAAGAAAGAGCTTGCTAAAGCTAAGAAGTACTTTGAGGATTCAAAGGAGGCTTATAAGATACCAGTTGAGTCAACTGGAGGTCTTGTCTCTGAAGATGAGAAGGAGGCTTACAACGCTTACAAGAAATATGTTCAAGATTCGAAGAGTCAACAAGAAGAAAATTACAGAAAATCTGAATATTTTCAAAAGAAGACCGAAGAACTTTTCTCTGATGATTTCAAAGGTTTTGATTTCGTCATAGGAGATAAGACAGTTAAGTTTTCACCTGGAGATGTTAAGGAGACTAAGAGAGTTCAATCAGATGTTTCAAATTTCATATCTAAGTATATAGATGCGAATGGAATGATATCTGATCCTGTTGGCTACCATCGTTCATTAGCAGCTGCTATGAACCCAGAAAAAATGGCCACGTTCTTTTATGAGCAAGGCAAGGCTGAGGCGTTATTAGATAATGCAAGAAAAATTAAGAATATTGATATGGATACTAGAAATACTCCACAGTCAATCAGTCAATCAGGGTTTAAGGTTGTAGCTACAAATAGCGATAGCGGAAGAGGACTAAAAATAAAAAGTAATAGAAACAATTAAAAACACAAAAACATGCCAGCACAAGTAGCAAGCACCCCAGGGTTCGCATTACAACCAAGCGCAACGAGACAAACTCTTGCAACAAATTACATCACAAATTTCGACTTCTTGAATCAGTATCTTCCAGATACATACGAGAAAGAATTCGAACGTTACGGAAATCGCTCAGTAGCCTCTTTCTTAAGAGCTGTTGGAGCTGAGATGCCATCTTCTTCTGACCTTATCAAATGGGCTGAACAAGGTCGTCTACACACTAAATATATTAACTGTACATCTGCTGGAGCTGTTGGAGACGACACTGCTACAATTACGGTTAATGATACATTAATTCCTGCTAACAATGCAGGTGGACAAACTAGCAGAATTGCATTTAAAGTTGGTCAGACAGTGTTATTGTCTGTAAACGCTGCAGGATCTACACTATCAAACAAAGGTATCATTACAGGTGTATCTGCTTCTGCTAACACGTTTACTGTTGCTTACTACGCTGCTGGAGGACAAACATTTGCTTCTGGAGTAGTTGTTAGTGCATTTGTATACGGTTCTGAATTCAGAAAAGGTTCTGAAGGAGTTACTGAGTCTATCGAAGCTAATGACTCTATCTTCTCAAACAGCCCAATTATCATCAAAGATAAGTACGCTATCTCTGGATCTGATATGGCTCAAATCGGATGGGTTGAAGTTACTACTGAGAATGGAGCTACAGGTTTCTTATGGTACATTAAATCAGAGCACGAAACTCGTCTACGTTTTGAAGATTACTTAGAAATGTCTATGATTGAGGCAGTTCCTGCTGAGACTAACTCTGGAGCTATTGCCACTACTGGATCTGTAGGAAACAAAGGATCTGAAGGTATGTTCTATGTAATTAACAATAGAGGTAACGTATTTAGTGGTGGTAACCCAACCGCTTTATCTGATTTTGACTCTATCATTTCAAGACTTGACAAACAAGGAGCTATCGAAGAAAATGTGTTGTTCATCAACCGTCAGTTCTCTTTTGATATTGACGACATGTTAGCAGCTCAAAACTCTTACGGAGCAGGTGGTACATCTTACGGTTTGTTTGATAACGACAAGGAGATGGCATTGAACTTAGGTTTCACAGGTTTCCGTAGAGGTTATGATTTCTACAAGACTGATTGGAAGTACTTAAATGACGCTGCTTTAAGAGGTGGTATTGTTGGTGGTGCTGTAAACGGTGTATTAGTTCCAGCTGGATCTACTACAGTTTACGATCAAGTTTTAGGTAAAAACGCTAAACGTCCATTCTTACACGTACGTTACAGAGCTTCTGAAACAGAAGACAGACGTTACAAGACTTGGATTACAGGTTCTGCAGGTGGAGCTCAAACTTCTAGCTTAGATGCAATGGAAGTTCACTTCTTATCTGAAAGAGCTTTATGTACATTAGGAGCTAACAACTTCTTCTTGTTCACAAACTAGAATACCTTAACAGGGGTGCATATTGTACCCCTGTTATTTTTTTAATAATTAAATCACATCAAATGAAAAATCAAGCAGTACCAGTAGACAAGGTCTACGTTTTAAAAGGAGACTCAACTCCACTTACTTACATGTTATCATCTAGAAACACACGTAGATCACCTCTACTTTATTTCGATGGAACATCAAACAGAGCGTTAAGATATGCTGTAAACCAAAAGACACCTTTTGAGGAAGAGCAGGATGGAAATGCAATACTAGAACCAATTGTTTTTGTTGACGGAGCACTTGTTGTTCCAAAGACAAATCCAGTGTTACAATACTTCTTGTCGTTACATCCTGGAAATGGACAAGTATTCGAAGAAGTAAATAATGAAAAGAATGCAGTAACAGATATCGAAGAGTTTAATGCAGAACTAGATGCTCAGTTGGCAGCTAGAGATTTAAACATAGAGATGTTAGAAGCTGTAGCTAGAGTTTTATTAGGAGCAAACATTGAGAAGATGTCTACCGCAGAACTTAAGAGAGATGTTTTTGTATATGCTAGAACATATCCAGTAGATTTCTTAAATATGCTTAATGACCCTATGTTAAAGCTACAAAACACTTGCGCTAAGTTTTTTGAATATAATGTTATTGTTATGAAAAACAAGGACAGAGATATTTATTTCAACTTACCACAAAACAAGAAGAAGATACTTACCGTTCCTTATGGAGAGGATAAGAACTATATATTAGCTTCGTACCTACAAACAGACGAAGGTATTGAGGTGTTAAAATTACTAGAAAATAACATAAAGTAATTCATTATCTTTGCTGAATTATTAATAACAAAAAAAATAAAAAAAATGTCAAAATTTCTTTCAATTCCTGTTACGTCTTTAGGTACACAATTAGTATCCGCAATAGACATTAAATTAATTGCACAGACTTCAGCTACAGTTGTTACTATTACTTATGGTGGTGGTAAAGTTGTAACAATTACTCACGCTACTATCACATCTGGTACAGCTATGAGAGACCTTATTCAAGACAATGTTGTAGCTATCTTAAAAGAAAGCTGGACTGTAGTTACAAGAGATGTTAACCCAGCTTTTGCTGTGAGTGGTATAGCTATAGCATAACTATTAGTTTATTGAAATTAAAACACTCCAAAATAAGGGGTGTTTTTTTTTGCTATCTTTGTAAAAAGTTTTAAGCATGATAGATTCAGTAAGAAATACGGTGCTCTCTGCCGTAAATAAAAATAATTTTGGATACATAACTCCAGATGATTTTAATTTATACGCAAAGCAGGCGCAGATAGATATATTTGAGGACTACTTCTACCAGTACAACACCTGGATAAATAAAATGAATAACAGACAGTCTGGTACTGGATATGCAGACATGGTTAGACTTGCTGAAGAGGTTATAGATAGTTTTTCTTCAACAGCTACTCTTTCGTATGCGTCTAGTAAGTTTTCACTTCCTAGTGACTACTACTATGTAAACACAATAAGATACGGATCAAAGGAGGTAGATAAGATTTCTCAAGATAAAATATTGAATCTGCTTTCTTCTAATCTAACATCTCCTTCTACACTGTATCCAGCATACACACAAGAAGGTAATTCAATTACTGTATACCCATCAAGCATTGCTACAAATATTAAAGCTCAGTACATAAGAACTCCTAAGGATCCAAAGTGGACTTATATAATGGTAGGAGGGGCTCCTATATTTAATCAAAACAATGACTACCAAGACTTTGAACTGCCTGTTACGGACGAGCCTTTATTGGTTGCTAAGATACTAAAGTACGCTGGACTTTCAATAAGAGAAGGAGACGTGTACCAGTTTGGAAATGCAGAGCAGGTTAGTAATAAACAAATACAAGGTTAATAATGGCATATTTAACTGGTTATCAATACTATGAAAATTCTGGACAGAATCCAGAGGGAGAGAACTGGGGTTCGTATCAGTACGTATCTCTAGATGATGTTGTAAATAACTTTATGTTAATGTACGTTGGTAATGATAAGTTAATCAACAACGTATCTAGATACAACGTATTATTTCACGCAAAGAGAGGAATACAGGAGGTCAACTATGACGCTCTTAAGGAGATAAAGGTTCTTGAGATAAGCATATGTGATGACCTTAAGTTTGTACTACCAAACAACTACGTAAACTACGTAAGAATATCATTATACAAGGACGGAGTTCTTCGTCCGTTGACAGAGAATATTCAGACTAACTATAGTAATAGTTACCTTCAAGACAACAACTGTAGAGTGCTTTTCGATCAGGACGGAGACGTTCTAGAGGGAACATCTATAATGGACAACGACAGGATTACAAACCAGCAGAGAACTATGTACCCTGGAGAAGGCCCCTTCAGTGGAAGGGAAGGCTTTAACTACAATGGTATGTGGTACTTTGACTACCCAATAGGTTCTAGGTTTGGATTAAATACAGAGACAGCAAACATTAACCCTACATATAGAATTGACAAGAAGTCTGGAGTTATAAACTTTGGATCAGGTATGGCTGGAGAGTTGTGTATTCTTGAGTATATTTCAGATGGAATGGAGGACGGAGATGACTCAAAGATTAGCATAAACAAGATGGCTGAGGAATTCTTATACGCACATATAAAGTACCAGATACTGTCGTCTAAGTTAGGTGTTCAGGAGTATATTGTGCAGAGAGCTAAGAAAGAAAGAACAGCGATACTAAGAAACACTAGAATTAGATTAGGAAATATTCACCCAGGTAGACTTCTTATGAATATGAGAGGTAAAGATAAATGGATTAAATAGGTATGGCAAACACATCTGAAATGGCCGAAGCATTATTCTACGCTGGAAGAATGAATAAGGATCTTGATGAGAGATTTATTAAGCCAGGGGAATATATTGACGCTTTAAACATAAGAGTAGGATCATCTGAACTAGGAGCAAATAGTAACTCAGAATTAGGAAGTGCTGGAGCTATAGAGAACACAAAAGGGAATACTCAGCTTACTAATCTAGACTATATTAATCCTGATGATGCTAAGTGTATTGGGGCTTACCAGGACGGAACTAACGAGACTGTGTACTGGTTTGTAGCGTCTTCTGATGCTGACGTTGTTGTGTCTTATAACGCAAACAATAGCACAGTTGTATACCACCTAGTTGGAGATTTGAACTTTGATGAAAAATACCTTATAAATGGTATAAATAAGATTGACGACTTATTATTTTGGACGGATAACCTAAACCCTCCTAGAAGAATAAACGTAACTAAGTCATACACTAACTTTGATGAGAGTGATATATCTGTTATAGTTGCACCTCCGATGAGTGCTCCAGAGGTTTCTTTGTTTAACACTCCAGGAGAAGAGAATTACATATTAGACAAGTTCTTGTCATTTTCTTACAGGTACCAGTACGACAACGGAGAGTACAGCGCACTGTCTCAGTTTACTGATGTGGCATTTGAGCCAGGTGAGTTTCAGTTGGACTATAGTAGCTTTGAAAACATAGGAATGACAAACTCCTTTAATTCAGCGATTATAAAATTTAATACTGGACCAAGACAGGTTGTCGGTATTGATATATGCTTTAAGACTTCAGACTCTAATATAATAAATGTAGTAGAGAAGTTCGATAAGAACAAAGAGGGCTGGTTTGATAACAATCCTAATCAGTCGCTTACATTTACAAATAGAAAGATATACACTACACTTACAGAGAGTGAGTTGTTGAGATTATACGATAACGTTCCTAGAATAGCGAAGGCACAGACATCTATTGGAAATAGGATAATGTATGCTAACTACGTGGACGGTTATGATGTAGGAGAGATTGACTATTCTTTACAGGTTATAAGTAGAGACTTAGAGGACAATGCACTTTCTGTTAGTTATGAAAATGGTATACCATATACAATAGATACTAGTACATCACCAAGAAGCATAGCTTCTTCTAAAATAAATATAGACTTTTCTGGAAAAGAACTAAAGAA